GTCGGACTCGCTCAACTCGTCTTCGACAGACTCGTCGACAGCCTTTGAAGGTTTTCCAGCCTTTGGTCGAATGGTGATGGTGTGTCCGCGCTTTTCAGCGCTCGTAATCTGAGCAACGATATGATCGACGCTCAGTACAGCGATGAGCTTTCCACCCTTCCCGCTGCGGCCAAAGTGTGGGTCAAAGGTCACGACTTCGACATAGTACCCTGTGTACTTCTTGCCGCCTTCGACGGTGGTGTAAAGTGGACCCAACCCCTTCGGGAGATACTTCGCGAACGGTTTTAGCGCCGCTGGAAGATCATTCGACGTCTCGTCGACGGCGTCCTCGTGTACAGAGGGCTTCGACTTCCTCTCCTTGACGGTCACATCCCAATCACCTGAATAGCGACGGGCCTCTCGCTTCGCACTCTCGCGCGCCATCTTTTTTGCCTTGTCTTTGTCGTACGCACGCGCCGCCCACGTCGTGACAAGATCTCGGCCGTTGACGCTGTAGCCTGGGAGCCATCCCCCAACCCTTCGATTGTCGTTAGAAACGACAAACCACTCGATGCTGACTTTGCCGTCGTCATCATCCGACGTGAACGTGCGGGCGATCCCGTGTAGGATGACGTCGGCCTCGTCGACGGCGTCTTCGTCGTTCACCGCTTGATTGTACGCCTTCTCCAGGGCATGCGCGGCGCGGAAGGATGGTGCAACGATCAGTCCGGCAGATCGATCCACGTGTGCTTTGTGCTGCGCAGCTAGTTCTTTCAGGGCTGCGATCGGCTTTGCCGGCAGGGTCGAAACGATCAAGAAATCGAGTTCTGTCCCTCCACCAAGGTCGTTGTATTCCTTCGCGAGCTTCTTGTAGCGCTCGTCGGGCATCTCGATCACACCATTCTTTGTGTCGACCCGCGCACCGTGCTTCTTTGCGAGTTCTCGCAGCTCGGGCCGCGCACCCTTTGGAATTTCAGCCACGGCCGCGAAGATCAAATAATCGCCCAACGACGATGCCTCGACCACCTTGATCCGCCGGCGCATACGACGCGGCTTCTTCTTGCCGGCGAGTCCACCAGCACGGGCGTACGACGATCGCATGTTCGTCTCACCCTCCTTGAACGCCGTAAGAATGCGAGAGAGACTGAGAGAACCACCGTCGGCTGGCGGGAATTTCCACTTGGAAACCGGCACGCGCTTTATGGCTGCACGCACGGCGTCCAAGGGACCTGCACCGAGGAACTGTGCCGGCGATTTGACTGGACCGTCGAAGATCCTCCACCGACGGGGGTTGTAGTCGTGTCGTTCAAGCCAATGCTTGAGACTGCCAAGATCCTTGGCACTTCCGATCATCTTGCCGTCAGGAGTAAAGGCGCCCCACACCACGTCCCTTTCATCGCCGCCCTTGTGTGTGGCATACGGCGCAAGGACGACATTGACAAGTCCTGCCTGATCCTTCATTCCTCGTCTGCGGTGCGCAGGGGCCTGAACTTCGGACACGATCAGCCTCGCACACTCGGCCGCGCCGGCAAGGTCCCCCTCGCTTACAGCCGCGTCAAACGTGCGCATACGTCTGACGTCGCTCGAGGCACCAACACAGTCACCAACCACACATGCGAGCGCTTGGAGAGCCTCGACCTTCGTCGTCAGATCGAACTCCTCGACGAAGCCGTTCGCGGTGGCGTCACGTAGGAGCTCCGCGGTAGCGTGCGCTACCGCACCCGGAGACCCGACATCACAAGCCGTCTCCGAGTAAACGTCGTCGTCCGGGCCGTAGACCAGCGCTACGCGACCCTCACCGACGTCGATGCGAAGATCGTCAGCCCAAACCTCGTGGTCGTCTCCAACCGATATTGTAGTTGGATCGGACTCTGGACCCTCGGCGGGAGCCATCGAATACTCGTAATCCATGTGTTTGTTGGGTCCGTCCTGTGTGTAGGAACCTGTTCCTGTGATTCCACACGGCGACGGCGTACCGCCGCAGAGCTCCGTGAGGGGAGGAGAAATCTCCTCGATCGACTCACCTGGTGTCTTCACGAGCTTCCCCTTAGGCTTCGACAGGAACCATGCGACGCTGGACGGGTTGTCCTTGAGCCACGTGAGCGCTTCACTTCCACCCACCTGAGGCTGGTAGTCGGGCAGGTGACCATCATCGAGGCGGAACTGCTCACCGCTCGCCGGTACATACTCGCGGAGTACATCCCCTCGCATGTTGCGCGCTTTGACTCCCGACACGAGCCCGTACTCGTGCTCACCCCACCGCTTGAATCCGGAGATCCCCGGAGTCGTCGCAATGAGGTAGGTGCGATTCGCGACGATACGAACAGCAGGCGCTTCGGACAGGTCCAGTTCGACAAGACGCCAATTCTCCCCGTCGTGCGCGTAGCGCGCGCCGTCAATGTACTTCCCGCGGTCGGTATGCACCGCCTCGCGGAATTGTGCGAGAGTCAGCGTCAGAGGACCGACACCAGACGGCGGGTACGAGAACTCGGGCGGCGAACCACTTTTGCGAAAACCACCAACACCCGCCGAACGTGTCTCCTCGACCGCAGACTCCTCAATCGCCTTGAGGTAGGTCGCGTTCCAGCCGTGCTTATCCGCAACGGCAGTGACGGCATCCTTCGCGGACGACGCTGTAACAACAACACCCTGGTTTCTAGGACCGAAGACGTCCACCATCACTCCCGGGAGGCGGCGCCACCCCGCCTTATCCATGTCTGCCTTCACACGATAGCGCGCCTCCACAAGATCCTCCTCCGATTCAGACAACGCGGACGCGATGAACTGGTTGATCTTGGTGATGATCGCGTCGAGGGATTTCGCCCGATACTTTCGCCACTTCGGGGTCTTGTAGCTGCTCGCCGCAGTGACGACTCCGTCGGCGTGAACGAGCAACTTGAGGTAGCGCGAGTTCTCGAAAATCTTGTTGGGCCACTCTTCTTTCGGGTCGAGCGACAGGTTAATGAACACGCTCGGCCGATGAGCACCACCTAAAGTGCTGATACCGGTAGAGACCCAGGGGGCCTTGACCCTCGTCTCAGCCTCCCGAGCGAAAGCAGTTGCTTCCTCTTTACTATTGAGGAGCTGCTCAGCTTCGTCGAGATCCTCGACCGGTTCAATGGAGCTCTCTGACCGACGTTTCGCTTTGCGGTTGAGCTTGCGTTTGAGCTTCTTGCGCTCAGCGGAGAGCCGCGCCAGCGCCTCCATGCGATCTCGCGTCGCGGCGTCCGGATAGCTCGCACCCGTGAACTCCGACGTGTACGGCGGACCACCATCGCTATCGCCCTTGCCTTTCGCAGCACCAGCGGCCTTCATCAGATGCGGATTGCCTTTCGTGACCTTACCATCGTCGATGTAAACGTGGTGTCCCGAAGCGGTCGTGCGCCAGCCGGTGGCGCCGGCTTCGATCAGATCCTCCTCGACCGACTCCCCTTTCATATCTGCGATAATCGCAGAGACTTCCGCCGAAGTCCATTTCTCCAACTCCGCACGCGTGGGTGGATTCATGCCTTGCCCTGCGTCTGAATCATGCCAATCACCGCGGCGAATCAGTTTCAGTGCGTAATCCACCTGGCGTGGACTCGCTTTCTTCGTGCCAGAAGGACGACGCGGTGCGGCGGACGCACGAGCACGCGAGCGCAACTGGTCCGCAGCACCTTGTAGCGTACGCTGTATCTCCTCTGTGGGCACGAGCCACACTTTCTCACGGGCGTCCCAGAAAGCACCGGCTGCCTTGAGCTTGTCGCGGATCTCGTAGCCGCCGCTCACTACCAAGCCCTTATCACGTCGTCTCTGCGCTTCCTTCTTAAAGTCATCTTTACTGAGTCGACCACCCTCCTCAAGATAGTACGCGAACGCTTCGTCCTCCTCGTCCAGCGACTCGGACTTCTTTGACCGAGGGGCCGAGGCCGCGTCTAAAGCGGCGTGTGCCTTGTCAAGTGCATCGTGCGCATCCTTGTCGCGCTTCCTAACCGCCAAGTACGCGGCGTCGTCGATCTCCCGCGCCCGGTACTTCTTGGTTGTCGCCATAAGTTCCTGTGCAGCTTCACGAGCCCGTGCCAACGCGGCTTCGTACGCCGCGTGTAGTTTCGTCGTGTCGACGGGGGCCTCTTGGCTGACCTCTGACGTAGCTTTAGCCTTCCGCAAGTCCGCGCTCGCATCCCGTCGAGACTTAAAGACCTTCGCGTCACCTCGCGCGTCACTCCACCCCTTACCTGTCCAATACCTCTGGGGACTCGAGAGGCTCGCCCCGGTTCGGTAAGTGATAGTAAAATCGTCTACACCCCCTTGGACGGTATACGGGACCTGCGGTTGCATGGCCGCTTCAAGCACCTCTCCAACCTTCGCGAGCGTGCGCTTCTTGGTCTCGACCGTATACGTATATACTTTCTTCCCTGAAACGAAGAAAGTCACGGTCTTCGCGTCCGGGTCCCACTCGATACGTAGGCCCGCCGGCGCGGATGAACTCTTCAAGGCTTTGAGCAAGCCCTTAGTCGCAAACTCCCGTGTGGGGCCTCGCGGTACGCCGGCGCGGTCATACGCCGCGACCATGGGATGCACACCCTCATTGACGAGCATCTCGTCGATAATAAAACCCTTTGACATGGCCCACGCCTGAGCGGGTGCGACATTCGCCTGTTCCGGTCCGACCTGTTTGCCTTGTGGGTCAAAAAATCTAACCTTTTGACCTTTGCGGTACATGCGAAGTTGGACCGTTCCGGATGGGTCTTTCACAGGAAGTCCGTACGCTTTGCCCCATTGCGGGTTGGTCCACCCCTTGCCCTGCTCACTGACGGAGAGCATCGCGTCGAGATTGTCCACCTCGACTGAGCCATCTTTGCCTACCACGCAGATGTGCTTCTGCCCGAGCGTTCCATAGCCGCCCTCACCGAACACCAGAACCTGCGATGGCGTATCCCGGTATCGTGACAGCTCACACCGACCGATGAGAAGTGCACGTTGTAGGTCGTTCTCGTGGCCACCCGCGATGCTATCGACCGCGTACGACGATACCGCTGCCGCACACGCTCTAACCCTGGACGCCATGGTCGCCCTCCGACACGGGGAAGAATTTTTTTGTTGGCTGGGGAAAGCGCAGGCTTCCGCGGTCGCGGAGGGTTGGGTTGGAGAACGAAAACGTCGAGCGATTGAACCGCGGAGACTGACACCCTGTCAACCGACGACCTGACGAATCGCGTCGCGCAAGACACTCGCTGGGATTGTTTGTCGCCTTCGTTCGGCTTCTAGGTCCTGAGCAACGTGCCTCAGGGCGTCACCAATAGCGTGACGCGTATCCCGATCATCGACGTGCGCCAACGACCACAGAGCACCGTTGAGCGCGCAATTGCGCATGTAAACCATCAACGCGTCGCGGTCGAGCGTACGACCGTTCGCTGCGCGTTCTACTTCCGACAGGAAGTGCTTCTCGATCTCGTCTTTGACTTTGGTGCTCACCAGAGGGGTCCTCCTGAAACCCCAGGAATCATACACCAATACAGTCCACGCCGTTCACTGCTCCTGTCCGCGCGCGGCGCGAGTAGCGTCTGCCAGCTCCAGGCGTGCCGCGGCCACCAGGTCCGCCATCGTATCGGCGTGCCCTGTAGCCCAGCCCAGCGCGATCACCAGCTCGCAGGCGCCCGCCAGGCGTTGTGCCCGGGCGAAAGCGTCGAGCTTGTCGGTAAACGGCCTGCGACCCCAACCGCCGAGATCACGACCGCCCTGCGACATGCTGTTGACATCCCCCCAGAGCACCAGCCGATCGGCCTTGACGCCGCCACCTGTAGTGAACAGATCCGCGCAAAGCGCGCGCGCCGCCTCGGTCGCTGCCCGCCCCTCAGGTATCCACGCCTGCCCGGGTCCAGCACAGTCGCCGTCTACTCCTTCGTCTATCATCCGTCGACCTCCAGGACTTCGCCGAAGGGCATGGTAAGCACGTCCGTCGATGCCCACAGCACCGGGACCTCTGGCGCGGCCGGGAACGACCCGCGCCCGTCGGTCAGATATACCACGCAAGCCGGAGCTTCGTCGAACTCCGCAACCGCCTCGAATACCGGCGCGAACGCCGTTCCGCCCCCGCCCTCCGGATGGAACTCGATCAGGTCATCGCACTCGAACGTATCGATACGTTGTACGGCCTCGTCGCAGTACATGACGACCACGCGCGAGGGCCGCAACTCGTCGGCGATCGCCTGCACCTCGCTGCGAAACTGCGCGAGGAGCACGTCGTCGATCGAGCCCGACGTGTCGATCGCGACGACGATTGGCCCCATGTTCTCGCTTCGCAGCGAGGGCAGGTACAGCCCGCGCGCGACGTACCGCGCGCTCGGCATCCGCCACGTGTAGTCGTCCTTCGCGACCTCTTGCACGAAGCGGCGCAGTGCGGAACGCCAGTCCACCTTCGGCTTGGCACACTCGTCGGCAAAGCGCTTGAGGCTACCTGGGAGCTTGCCCGCCGCCTGCGCCGCGTTCGCGGCTTGCTGCACGGCGGCTTGCCAGTCGCCTTCCGTGGAACCGTCCTGCGCCGCGTCGGCGGGCGCGTCACGGACTTCGCCGAGCGGATTGGGCTTCGGCTCCTCACCGCCGCCCTGCTCGTCCGGCTTGCTCTGCTCGTCCGGCTTGCTCTGCTCGTCCGGCTTGCTCTGCTCGTCCGGCTTGCTCTGCTCGTCCGGCTTGCTCTGCTCGTCCGGCTTGCTCTGCTCGTCCGGCTTGCTCTGCTCGTCCGGCTCGCCCTTGTCACCTGACTGCGGCGCGGGCCGCCGGTCGTAGATCCACTCGGCGCTCTTGCCGCTGTATGCCGGGTCAATCAACGCGCACTCGGGCAACGTGAAGCCCGCGTCGTCGAGTATACCGTTGATCGCGTAGTCTGCCGCCTCGTTCCAACGCTGCCTGTCACGCGCATCGCGCCGCCACGGGTGTCCGCAGGCGACGTGCATGACTTCGTGAGCGAGGAGCGCAACCAGCTCGGCGTGCGAGAGCCCATCGACGAAGCTGGGGTTGTAGCCGAGCGAACGACCGTCCACCCACGCGGTCGGTTGGCTCGGGTCCTCGACGAGACGCAGGCGCAGTGCGAGGACGCCGAAGAAAACTTGGTCGAGGACCAGCGAGACACGCGCTGCCATGAGCTTCTTTTGTGCGTTGTTCATGGTCTACTCCTTCGTCACCACGACCAGCTTGCTGCCTTCGACGCGCACACACATCAGCACGCGTGCCACCTCAGCTTCCGTCAACGGGCCAATCCCGTCCCACGCGAGACGACCCTCTCGCACACACAGCTCCGCGCGGTCTCGCTCCACGAGCCGCTGCGATCGACGATCCGACGAGGCGCGCTCGGTAGCGATCGCAGTCAACACGCCGTCCTTGCGCAGCCGGATCTCGTAGCGCACCGCCCCCCAATAGGGGTACCCCTTCGCGCGTCCCGACGCTTGTGCCGACGAGACGCGCACACACGGGATCGGACCGTAGCGCTGGACGAGCGCACTGAGCACCGCCGCACGCAGTTCCACCGGATCAGAACCCATCGCAGTCGTGGCCTCCACACGAGCGACCGGAGCCGAAGCTGGAGCAGTTCCCGTCGGTCTTACACGCCCTGCGGTAACCGCCGCGCGGAGCACCGTAGCCGTTGAATCGCTCTGGGTCGTAGTTCCGGGACCGGCTCGCCGAACGGTCGAGGCTCGCGGTCTCGCACAGACTCGTGCCGTCGCCCGACCAGACCACCTTGGTCACGCGCGCCTGCCAGCTCTTGCCAGCCTTGGTCGTGATCGTGACGACCTGGCCGACGGCCACATCTTCAGACTGGACCTTGGCGCCCCAGCCGGAGCGGAGTTTCGTAGGAGTTGCTGCTTTCATCGTGTGTCCCTCTCAGTTTCTTGGTGGAGCCCCCATGCTCCACCACTCTTATCGACCTGGGCCGTCCTCAACCTTGAGCTTCTTCCGCAGATTTCCGGCATCCCCCGTACAGCCCCTCCATCGCCTTGAGGATGTCGCCGGCGGTCTTCGCCGCCCTCGCTCGCACCCTAGGCTGCTTGCGCAGGGTGTCAGGATTCAGGTCGGACAACTCGTCCTCGACCCGCTGTCGAATCTCTTCGAGCTTCGGGTCGTCGGTGACGTTGAGACGTGTGAGCACCTCGACCATCTCGGCGACGTTGCCGATGATGCTGTCCCGAAAGACCTTCCCGGGCTGCGTGAGGGTCTCTGAAACGTGCTCGACCACCCCACGAAGACGAGCGTAAGCATCCTCCATCGCGTCCTTCGTAGCGCGCTCGACGCGGCTCATGGTGCGCGCCTCGATCTCGCTAAGCTGGTCCTGCGGAAGGTCGAGGCGGAAGTCGCCCTGGCTCGGCACCGGCGAGAACTCGACCGAGAAGCTGAATTTTCGGCGCAGCGCACTCGCGCTCGGGTAGTCCTCTTGGCGATACATGCCGTTGAGGAGCTTGCGGGCCTGTTCCCGGAGGTCCGGGTACTCGGCGACGAAGGTGTCTACGGCCGCCTCGAATTCGACACGTGCCTTGCGCATGGCGTCCGTGAACGCCTCGTAGTTCGCCGTCGGCAGGAGCCGCCAGCCCTCGTCCGCCCACGGAAGCGTCTGCGCGTAGAAGGTGCGGCGCGCCGCACCGCCCTTCGAAATCGCCTCGGCGTGCGAGGGCGCGTTCTTCTTACCGCCGAGGAGCTGCTTGTTGTACCGCCCCGCGTCGCTGCTCGCAGCGTGCGCCTCGTTCACCTCGGCGGTGATCTTCTTGTCGAAACGCCGCCCGTCCCAACACGAGACGCTGAGCTTGACGAGCATGGCCCGGGAATGGATGCCGACCACAGGGACGGTCTTGGTAGCTTGCTTCATGGTGTTTCCCCTTTCGAAACTAGTGAGAGCGTGAGAGCGCTCCTCCCACTTTCCCTCTCCTCTTATCGACCGACACGCGCGCTGACATGAGAAGGAAAGGAAAAATGGGCCTCAATCCGCGTTGCTCGAGCCACGAGGGACCAGTTAGGGCCGCGAGCGACGAGCAACCACACCCGCCCGCGCTTGGACCGGTAGTGATCGCCCTCGCTCGCGGAATCCGGTACATCCTGGTTGCGCACAGGCTCCCAACCCTCAGGTAGGCAGCTCCGTGCCGCGCATTGGCTGTTACGTAGGACGTACGGATCGAGCCGCCGTACGATCCGGACCAACGGGTGCTCGTCCAGACCGTCACAGATCCAACACGGAGCTACATACCCGTGAGAGCAGAAAGCGCTCACACCACACCCCCGGTCAAAAGAACTGAGAACTCGCCGGAGGCGAACTTCACGAACGCCTTCGTCTGCTTGATCTTCGGCTCGCGTCGCAATGCGTCGCGGACCAACACGGCCGAGAACTCCCCGTGGCCGCCGTCGAGGAGACGCTCGGCGTAGCGCCCCACCCGCCCGAAATTCGCCTCGGTCGCGCGTGCGCCGAGCGCCGTTACCGTCGCGTACAGAGCGGCAGGCGAGTCTGGTAGCGGCTCGTCGCTGCCCGCCAGAATCGCGTCGATGTTGGGCAGGTCGCGGAACAAACGCAGGAAGCCCATCAGCTCGACGGCCGCACCGTCACCGACTGCACCCGCGATCGCCGCATGCTCCAGTTCCGCATCGAGCCCGAGCTTGAGCATCTTCCCCGCGTTCGCCCACGTACGCGGGACCGGCGAGTTCGTCATGTCGGCCGACGGCTGAAAGGCCGAGAGCAGTTCCGGGCGGAAGCGTAAGAACGCGACCAGCTCGATCGCCAGGTCATTGTCGAGCGCCCACTGACACCACTCGTCGAGGTCTGCGCGCAGCTCGACTATCGTGGCAAAACGCGACTTCACTGGCTCCAGAATGCCGCTCACGCCCGCGCGGTCCGTTCGGCGATTCGTCGCCGCGACGAAGGTCACGCAGTCGGGAAGCGCGTGGCCGTTCACGCAACGCGCGAGGAGAAGCTGCATGTAGCTCGCCTGCACGGCCGGGCTCGCCTGCCCGAGATCGTCCAGGAACCACACGGTCGGCTTCTTCGCCTTGATCGCGCGGGCCAAATCGCCGAACGGCAGGAAGGTTGCCTCCTTCGCGCCCGCTTCGGCCCATGGCAGACCCTTCGCGTCGGTCGGATCGGACACGACCGGGTGCGACAGGATCAGGTCCGCACCTGCGACAGCCGCCGCCTGCGCTATACAATCACTTTTCCCGACACCTGGGGCGCCCGTGATGAGCACTGGGAGCCTGGCGGAAATCGACCGAACGAGAATGTCCTTCAATTGTGATGGTTTGACCTGCATATCCCCTCCTAGGCCAGGGGGACCCATTTCCCCCGAAGAGTCTATCGGCAGTCTACACCACTCCCTTTAGGATTTCAAATACGAAACAGTCCCGTCCCCCCGAAAATGGACGGAACCCAAGCACCCCACGCTTCCGTCCAACCCCCTCGAACAAAGAAGTGGGGGCGGAAGACTCACCTCCCACCCCCACTCCAACGAAGGTTCCCGCCGGTTGCTGCGCCGGCCGGTGCAAAGATTCTACACCGGCTGACCGCCACAGAGCAACTTCGTCATTTTTGGTATTCTCTTCGTGTCTCGTCCTGGGATTGGATTCACCGCTTGGCCAATCCGCGGGACACGCCGTAGCCGATTCCGACTGCCGCCAGGAGCGCCGCTCCTGGTTCCTCGTGGCCCATCACAATGAGCACGACACCACCCACAATGAGCGCGACCGAGATCAAAAATTCCGACGTCCCGTATCCCGGCCCACCTGGCACATCCGTTTTTTGCGTGCTCTCGTCCAACATCAGAGCAACCCCAGCACGGCGACCAAAGCGCTCGCCATCGTCGTCGTAGTCGCTTCGAAGAAGCTGCGCGTGAGCACAGCCCGGCGAGCATGCTCGTCCGTCAGTTCTCGGATCGTCGCGGCGTTGGCGCGCATCACCAGCGCCAGATCAGCCGTCGAAAGCGTGCGATACAGCTCGACGAGCTCCTCCCTCGTTCGTCCGAGCCAGACCACGTCCGCGTTGCGCCGGAGCCACTCCCGCGGTTGCCCGACCAGCTCGTCGCGGAATGCATCGAGCCACCCGACGAACGCAGAACTATCACGCGTCTCGGCCGAGTACCCTGGTAGGGTTCGGATCAGAGATGGAATCCGTGACAGCTCCTCCTCGGTCAGGGGCTGCTCGACAGCAGCCTCCTCTCCCGTCTCATTGTCCGGACCGTCCGGACCCAGTTGTCTTGGGGTATCAACCACGGATTTACTCCTGTGTACGGAAGAAACGGTCGAGTTCATTCCACGCGTCTCGGTCCGCACGAAGGATCTCCAAGATCTCCTCTTTCGGTACCGCGTCAGCCTCCACGCGCTCAATCACGACGTCAAGCACCGCGCTCTGTGACTGAGGCACCAGACGGATCTCGGGCGTCAGGGTGTTGCACCCAGACAGCACAAGACAAACCACCACCGCGACTCCGAATCTACGCATTAGAAAGCCCCTATGCTGTGCTCTTGATGAACGCGTGGTAACGCCCGATTGCACCATCCAGGCTCGCAGCAACGTTGAAAGCGCGGTGTGTGTTCGTCACAAACCACGTTTTATCGCCCACTACGGACTTCCACACCGCAGGCGACGGAGGACCGTTTGACCCGAAATGCCACACTGCCTTGCGTGACAGAACGCGCTTGCGCTCGTCATCCGTCAGATCCACACGGTGCGCCTTGAGCGTCTTGAACTCCGGAGCCTCGTCAAGGGACGCTATGCGCTTCGGTTCGAGACCTGGCATCGCGTCGATGAGTCGGTTCGCTCGACGACGTTGAACATCGTCCACGAGAGTCTCTACAAGCTCGGAGGAACAATGCGCACAATTGTACACACCGCTACCGACGGTCACGTCTGTAGATTCCGTAATGCGGGTCCCACAATGAACACACCTCGCCGCAGGCCGTTGCAGTATGAAAAACTCTGCTTCAGACAGCGAACCGACGCGCAGAGGGTCGTGGCCCCACGCACGGAGCGCAATGAGCCGACGCGTAGGCAGACCCTCCGACACCAGGGGCTGGGACGGATCCTTGCGCCGTAAGGTGTCGATCGCCTTGTTTGCGCGTCGCGCGACGCGCCATTCCGCCTCACCCCACTCTTCGACCGGAATAGTTTTCAGTCGCAGCAAAACAGCAGAGACGCCGCGAGCCTCGCGCAGCGCGGCCGTGCGATCCCGACGGCCCTTCAGCGCCTCGCGGACGACTCCGGATCGATAGAACCGCCACAATGACTGGGCATCGATGTTCGAGAGTCTCTTCCACTTCTCCCACACTTCGCACCTGCTCGACGACAACTCCTCTGTCATCGAGGACGACGTCGCTTCACGAGGCTCCCACCCCGACAACTCAGAAACGAGACTGGGATATCGACGCTCCAACCACGTCGCAAATTGGTCGAGGGTGCAATCCTCGTAGGTGACGAACTCCTCCCACGCATCTTCGATCGAAGATGCTTGAGGAATCGCCGCCTGGACGAGCGACTCGAAAATACCCCACTGCGCCGTCCAACGACGTGGCGACGTAAAACGATCGGGGTCCGTCCTCTGTAGACTGACGGCCGCATCGGTCCACAGATCCCATGCCCGACTCTCCGGCAGACGTACGGGCGCCGGCAATCGACCCGAGGATGGACCGCCGTCTGCGAGCCAGGTGTCGATGATCTGTTCTACCGCCGTCGTCGTCACCCCGCCCGGATCTACCTGGAGAATCGTGGGGGACGTTACACCCCCCGCAGGAGCACGACTCGGAGGAGGGCGTTCAGGCGACGAGCCGCCGTTCGTGGGAGCCCCCACCGCGGCTGCGGCCGCAGCCGCATCCGCCGGATCGGCTGAAAGAGTGCGGCTTGGATCGTCGACGACCCCCTTCACGCGGACCTCTCCGATGGGAGTCACGATGATTTTTTTGCCGCTCAGTTTGAACTGCTTCCTGAGCGACGCAAGGGCCTCCTCTCGCGTTCGTCCGTTCCCGATCTGCGCGTCGTAGTACATCTGCAAGTCGTCGCGATAGAATTCAGGGTCGTCGGTACGGTCGGTCGTCAGCGGTTCCTCGTCATCCACGTCACCGCCATTGCCGTTTTTCTCCGCCAGGCGCCGACGACTCCGTCGAGCGATGCGTGCATCACGCTCCTCAATCTCGTCATCCACGTCTTCGACGATCAGATCCGGGGCGGGTTCGCCCCAGTCCTCTCCGAATTCCTCGAGCGCCACTTGAAGCGCAAGGTTGCCCTCGTCTGGCATGTCGGCGTAGATGACCTTGAGACCGTCCACCACCTCGCGCAGCACCTCGACAGCCCCGCGGGTAGGCTCCACACGGAACGCATGTCTGGGGGTTGCAACGCAGAGCACCCCCTCGGACATCCCGATACGCAGGTAGGGCTCATAGAGACCGTCCGCATCCTCTTCGTCCGCCGCATCATCCCCATACGGGTCCGGACCAACGGGACCCACGACACGATCTAACGTATAGAACCGACAGACGTCGCCTGGGTCCACCGCCCAGTCGAATCTGACGCAGTTCCTGGCAACCCCGTCATAGTAGACACACACCTCGCACGAACGACCGTCACTGCCTGCCGTCGTAAGACCAGGGGGCTTCTCCCCTTCCTCCAGACCTTCTACAGTCGTCCTCAATGTCCGCGGCTTGCCGAACGTCGCAGGCGCAGTTTCATCTTCCGGACGACGAACACCGACGCGCGGAATCTCCTCTGTCGTCCCGAGGGATAACTCAAAAATCGTGAGATCCGAAACGTCCCCGTTGACGGTTCGCTCGCCGGCGCGCACCAGCACACCCCACGACAGGTAGTCTTTTGTCTCTTCGACAGCCCGATCGACGGCGTCCTGGGACAGATCACCAACAAACACGACGACGAAGCTCTCAGGACGGTCCGTTATGGTCTCCAAGAACTTCTGGCCGAGCTCCTCGTGGCCGATGATCAATGCTTCGAGTCGCATCGCCGCAGCGTCTAGCTTGCTCACACGCTGCTTGGCCTGGAGATAATGCTGCGCAAAGGCGCGCGCCTCGCCGCGAGGCAGCTTACTCGCCACCTCGATCACGAAGTCGGCGTAGCAATTTGACAGGCTGTCAACCGACGAGGACTCCATTCGGTCGAGCATGTGATCGACCGCCGCTCCGAACGCCTCAGGGTTCAGCTTCTGCCGAGCCCGTCTCACCGGATCCAACCTCTCCAGACGGCCCATTCTGCTTCTCCAGCAATTCGCGCGCGAACGATCGAGCGAGCGCCTCGAATTTTGCGAAACCCTCTGCAATGCCACCGGCGTTGATCGGGAACAGTATATGCTGCGCAGACTCGTTCGTCGCCGCATTGATCGCCGCGCGACCCCAGAACCGCGCCATCGGCGCAGTACCCTGGACCAACGTACGCTCTTCAATCACCCACCCACGGTCGTTGACGTAGGTCGCGACAACCTGGTAGACGAACCCAGACGACACTTACAATCCTCTCGCGTGGTGGTGGACCGAGAACCGAACTGTAGCACCTACGTGACACCCGGACGCCTCGACCTGGCGACAGACGAGGGGGGCCAATCGACGGTCTCCAGCGAGCAATGCGCGCGCTCGGAGGAGTTCCACCGCCTGCGGATCGGCCCAGTAGATCGTACCATCGGACAGCCTCACATTGAGGCGCAACTGGGTACCGTTCGAGGTCGGCATGAGCAGTCCGACGAGTTTGTGACCCAGCACCACCTCAACCCGAAATGTGATGCACATCACCACGTCACCACCTCCGGTCCATTGGGTTTATCAACCCAGAAACACCAGGATCGTAAGCGTGATGGCGGAACTGAACGGGCAATGAAAATCTCGTCGTCTACGGTTTCTCTCGCGGATCCGTCGGCCTGACCGACTCATCAACGGTCCCGTCGGGTCGACGGTTCCCGACTACATGGGCGCCCGTCTCATCCACACCACCGACGCGGGTTGTGTCCTCGACGATCGGAGACGGCCCCGCTGCATTCGACGCCTTGGCGTCCTGCGGCTTCACTCCGACCTGACCCTCAATCAGCCTACCCATGGAAATCCTCCTCTGGTCATAAGTGCCCCTGTCGCTTGATGGTTCGCAACGCACGAATATGCGCGTCGCGTGAGGGGCTTTCACGCGTCACGCGCATAACGTCCTCACTCAGCGCTCGGCGCAGAATGAGTCGATCCCGGCAGTTTGAGTTGTGTGAGACCAGACCTTCAACGAGGAAGGACGAGTCCTCGTTGACTTCTAGGTCAAAGAGCGGGGTTCCTGGATCCAGCACACCCGCGAGCAAAATGACTTCCCCGATTTCAACCTTGTACGGAGGGGGCAGCGAGCCCGCAAGAAACTCTTGCCGCAGTAATCGCACCGCCGGATCTGAGTCCCACTCCCGTGCTTGCTGTTCAAGCAGTTCCGAAAGCAGAAACCTACTACGGGGTGTCCCCGGACCATAGGACGAACCGCCAACTGCGAACCAGGTACTATCAACGCCACCCATGTCAACGCGACCTCGTTGTTTGGCGATCTCACGGGCATCCTGCCACAGACCATCGACCATGAAACGATGATCGTCGGTCACCCCGACAAGACGGCCCGTGTTTCCGACAACCACCGCGTAGCGATGTCCCGCGACGGACTTGTTTTCGATCGAACGAACCACACGACGCCACCGACGTCGGTGCGTCCACACCAAGTCTCCGGGAGAAACGTCTTTCACCTGGCGCCACCCTAGACGGGTCAAAACACGAACGCGACAATCAAGCAGACAAACGCACAAAGTGGCGCCACTTCTGGGCGTTGTCGGAAGTGTCGCCTTCGTGTACGGCGATTGTTCGTACAGGTATACACACGAGGCGCACACCTTTTCGTCCTTCGGCTCGCTCCAGTGAATGAGCATGGTCGCCGGTAGCCCGATGACGCGCGCAGAGTCGTAGAAGCTCTCTAGCGTACGCACGTACAGTTCCACTCGCCGCGGTAGCGGCATCACGTAAGTCTCGTCGATAACCGCACGCAGCATCCCGTTGAGAAACCGCATCTCGTGCTGCATCGCGCTGCGCAACCACCGAGTGTCATCTTGCGTGAGCTCGGGGGGCACCCCTCTAGCCAGACCCTTGATACCCGCTGCTTTTACGCCTGCACGGAACACATCTCGCCACGCGTTCTTCATCAAACGCACGGAGCGCTCGCGAAGTTGGTCCTCGTCGATCGTCCCGTTGAGGAATCGCGTCAGCCAAGTCTTGAGTTGTCGACGAACATGACGCTGAACCTCAGACAACTTCCGCCGACCCATCGTGACGCCCGACTTACGGGCGAGTTTGAAGGCGTCTGGTTGCGTCATTGCTTGGATGGTTTGATCTTTGTCCAGGAAGACGATGTCGACCTCCCGGGCCGTCCCCATCGCTTTTCCCTCTGCGATCGGCCAGACGAAGAGGTCATCGCCATCCACGTCAGTCACCACGCGCACGAAGTCCTCCGGGCAGTTGGCTTTCGATCTGCGCTCGCCACGCACGCTGAGCCTTACGGGTCCGCGCCTTGGCATACTTTCTATCATCGTCTGTGATCGGACCCGTCCAATGGTTCCGAACATAGTAATCGTTTCCCTGCTTTCGCAGGCTGTCAATCGGGCACATCTCTTGCACCTGGTGATCGAATCCACGCGCCGGAAAGAACCTCGGGCGCGAAATCCACGTGCCTTTGCGTGGACCTCGACCTATACATTTGGCGTGCGCCGAAAACATCCCAAACCCAGGGATCCGAACGCTGCGTCCCGCGGAAACCTCCTCCGCGAGTTCCTCGACGATGAACGAGAAAAGAATCGCGGCGTCGTACTCGAGCATACACGCACGATCGGCCGCATTGGAGAGCACGCGGCGCAGAGGGTCGCCCTTCGACCCCATCCACGGAACTTTGAGCATCGTTCCCTGCGTCATACCGCTCCTAGTGCGTCCAGGTCCTCGCGCAACGCAATCACGTCCGCGTCGTCCTCCTCCTCATCCTGATAAGCGGCCCCGTCAGGGCCAATCGGGGGGAGGTAAGATGGATCGATCTGCGACGCACCCAACTGAACGAGACTCTCGTGGTCACCATCCATGAGGAGCGACGCGATCGCACGTGTGTGCCGCTGGATGCCTGGGCTCGTGTAGAACATCTCGTCGAGGATCTGCTTTTCCTGCGACGACAACGAATAGTAACCACGCTCCGCACGAGCCTCGTTGTCGAGCACCGCACTCTGATCCCCGACCGACAGCGCCTCAAAGCCTGCGCCAGCCCCCGTCGCGTCGGGGGTGGGAGACTTTGCCACGAGACGCATCACGAGATCTTCCGGCAACCGCGCGTAGGCGAGCAGGATGTGAGTCGCCCAGACCCGCGGGTCGATCTGCAAAGCCGGCGCAAACGTCGCGAGGACGCTGATGATCTCCATGCGAAGTCGGATGAGCTCCAAACGCTCGAACTCGTCGAGGTAGCTGATGGGCGTCGCATGCACGGTGTACGCGTTACTCGAATGCGTCACATCGAACTTGCCCTTATCTGCCCCCTCGCCCATGAGCGTGAAATGGATGTCGAGAAGCGCTCGCAGTCCGTATATCTCCGCGCGGCGCGTGCGCTTGCAAGTGCGTGCGAATCGAATGTCTTGTTGGAGGAGAGTTGCCTTGGCATTAACGTCCCCCTCAAACCCAAAGTAGCTCTGGTGGACGAAGATCCCGTCACACACCGTGTCGGCCTGTGAAGTAGCGATCCCCACGGTATGGTGTACCTCGACCGTCAAGTCGTAAACAGGCTCACGCTTGGGTAGTCGAATCGTCTCCACGCTCACCACACTATGGTTCGGAGTTCCGACTTCCGTCTTGCACGGAGACCCCGTATCCACGAGACGTTCCTTTGCTTTCGTCCATGTATCCCCCACCGCACGCAAGCGCAGAACCAGCGAGGAGTCGGTAATACCCAGGGCGGTCGCAACGGCTTTTTGGTTGAAGTCGGGATTCGACAGCACCAAGGCATACACGCGATTCGCGGTCGCCTGGCGCCTCAGGTCCGTCAATCGAATCCCTTCCCCCCGAAGGCGACGCGACAACACGATCTTGGAGCAACCCAGCCGCTCCGCAATCACCTCCTCACGCATCTGATCGTCTTCGGCAAGGAGAGACCGCACCGCGTCCGCATTGATGCCTTGCTTTACGGTCGCCTGTCGTAGAGCTTCCACCCGACGCGCCGTAAACTCCGGATCTCGATTCCTCTCTCGCATGTCGTTACGCAGGGAATCCACATGGTGATCCGTGTGGAGTTGTTCACCTCTCTCCACCTTCGCCTTGGCCGCTGCTGTACCGGACTTCTGCCACATCTTGCGGATATGCGGGTACTTGCGCTGAACAGCCTTGCCAACCTCGAACTGGGTCTTGATCTTCCTGGCAACCCACGCAGGATCTCGCCAACATTGCTCGAGGACGTGCGCTTGCGGGTGTTCCTCTACGAGGTGCGCGCCTTTCGATGCTTTGATGTCGTAGTTGGCCGGGTCGTTGTTGAACGTGTCTTCATCCTTGTGGTGAATCGTCCTTCCCGTCCCGGGCCTAACACCGTCGAACAACGCCTCCGCAACCACGCGGTGGACCAGCGCCCACTTCGAAGACATCCACCCTCCAGTTCTCACCTGAGGGTAGTCAGGCCCGGCCGTCGAAAGTCGGCGCATGGTGAGAGGACTCAACGCATCTCCCGGCCGTAGGTCCTTGGCTTTGCGAAACGCGCCGGATCGCAGAAGGAAATGGTGGTCTTCCGTCGCGTCAACGAACGTCCCGTCGTCGAGGGTCACCCGCGTGAGTTCATACACGTGCCCGGTCACCCGAGGGTGGTGAGCAAGGCCCGGCACAACATCGCCGTCGGCGTTTCGCGAGTAGACCCAGAACCGCTCGTCCGCATGCTTCTGCGCGAGCTCTTCGATCGTAAGGACACGTCCGTCGAGGAGCGGAATCTTCGTATCCCCTCGCAGACACTTCGGCACCTTTGCCGCGCCGAAAAACGCGTTCACGAAATGCTCGAGGTCGTAGACCTCCCCCATAGCACCTGAACCAGACAACGACTCCACCTGCGGCTCTTGGTCTGGACGATACGGCCAGTAGATATCGTCGAGCGGAGAAAACGGGTTGTACTGCTGTCGGTACGCACTGCTCGCAGGGTCGATGTACTCGGCCTTGCGGAAGCGTTTTCTCATGTTGTTCGTGATCTTCGCGGCCTTGGCGTCCGCGATATCCCCGACAGGGATCTTGATCAAATTGCGGTCTGGGGCGCGTTGCAGGCGATACATGAGCAACGCGTCCTCAGTCAAAACCATTTGGCGCCACGCCCGAAACAGGGGCTCGATGATCGACGTCCCGTACATCGACTCCTCGTCTTTTCCAAGGAGTCGAAAGTGGATGTAGTCCCACGGCCACGAAACATCGCGTTTTTGTCGTCGAAACTTCTTACCGTCTTCCTTGAAGCCCACGATGCGCGCGTACTTGTCCTCCTTGCGATCCACGTTGGAAGCCGATGCCATGCGCCATCCGAGCACGCCCCGACCCGTCGAATACAAGAGGCGTTGAAACGCGTCTCCGTACTTGCACATGCGGCGCACGATGGATGTGATGCGATCCTCGATCTGGCAGTTACTCAGACAGCGATCCGCAGCCTGGACGATGTGAGGCTCTTTGCTCTCGACCCAAACCGCACGACCCTTGTCGTAATCGATCTGAGTCACCTCCTCGGCGTACACGTCGAGGACGCCGGACACCAATCCGTACGTATCCATCTCGTCAAACACCTGATAGCGGCGTTTGCGATCCGGCCCCAACCGAAACATGTCCTGGAAGGTCTTCGAAAGCGCGTCATCGCTCTCGGGCCCGAGGTCGCCGTATCGCCCAACCTCTTCCGCGGACAACGGGTGCGAAAGGCGCCCGAAAAGCGACATCAAATCGAAGAACAAACCCGAGCGGTGCGGAGGCGAAGGCAACGCGTTCTCTCCTTAGAGGTTCTTTCGCAAGTCGTCCCACAGAATACCGGTTGAACCCACGGTTTGACTCCCGTTTTGCGAAACCAAGTCGGTTGCCCTCACAGAAGCTTCCACGGGTTCTGATCCAACCGACGACTCCGCGTCAAAATCGACGATACCGCGATAGCCTCGTGCACGCTTGTCGCTCATGCAATGCCACACGACGCCGGCGACTGCGTCTGCAATGTCCTTGCTCCCGCCCGGCTGGTGGTCGACCTTCCGCTTGGAAACCCAATGCTGTAGGTCGACGAGTTCCGAAATCAACGGCTGGTATTCGTAGTACATCAACCGATGCTCATAGAGCGCTCCGCGCAAGGATGAATACGCGTCGTCGTTTCTGTCTACCGACAGATAACCCGCCTCGATGCCCGCACGGGTGAGAATCTGCATACAGTCCGTCGACTGATACCCATCGAAGGTCACCCGTGCGATTTGGTAGAGCCGCGTCAGGTAGCGGATGAAGGCGCGGATCTTGGAGAGCTCGACCTGCGCCCCAGGCACAGCAACGATACCGACCATGAGGTCAATCACAACCACGGGCTCGCGAATCCGCACCAGTACACCATCCGGACTCACCCGATCGACCTTGATCATGCCCGGAACATGTCCGACCGCCAAACCGAGCCTATCCCCGCTGATGCCGATGTCGACGTGACAGAACCGAGGCGCTCCCGGAGAGAGTCTTGCAACCCACGTAGAATCCTCGATCCGACAGATGACCGAAACATCGAGCACTTCATCGAGCATCGTGTCGTCGTGGGTAGACACGGTCGGAATGAGGACACGAAATGGATGACGCATGTTCGGACTGATCGCGTCGTAGATATCCTCTCGCCGGCGGATGAGAGGCACGTCGTTGCGCGCGGCAACCCCTGCAATCTCGCACAACGCCTTCTCGATCGCCTCCTCGAAAGGCTGGCGAAACTCCCCTGGAATACCCTCGACCACTCTCGCCCCCTGGCGCGGTACGTCGTCCGCCTCCAGGATGTGAGAAGCAGCGTATTGGTCACCGACCTCGACGCGAAAACGCGGGAGCTTGAAACGATGTGCGGGCTTGCACTCCCACAGAGCGTATTCAGCAACGTAAGTCGACGCTCGACCTCGCGCCTCCGCCAAGTGTCGTTCCAGAAAGCTGGTTTCGGCTTTCTTCGATGAAAGCAGGATCATGAGTCCGGGGAGAGAACCACCCGGACGTACGTAACGAGACAGCAGACGCGTGTACGTTGCACTGTACAGATCGTACGCCTGCCCCGTCATCTCACCCGTCTCCTTGACGGTTCGGGAACGCATAAAGTTGACTTCGTCCATGACGAACGAAAAAAGGTCGAGCCCGACTGCATGCATCTCGCGCGAACCGGGCAACACCGCGATATTCTTGCCTGTGGTGGTGAAATCCATCCGCGTCTCGAGCCGCGGATTGCGCGGGTAACGCTCGCGAAACCAAGGCGACGCATCGATGAAGCCACGAAGCTTGAAATACCCCGTGTCGTGAACCTGACGCTTCGTGATCGAGTAAACCCCGAGAATCATCAGAGAGTCGGGTAGCAGCCCGTAGTAGGCTTGTGGGTTGCGCAGACACAGAAGCTGGTGGAGCTTGTACGCAAGCGCACAACACGCAAGAGTGGTGTTGTGGCTGATGAACGTGTCGGAGATGTACGAGGGGTCATCCTCCCCAACCGACAGGTCGTAGCACCACGCCGAGCTCGGCTCGATCGTTGCCACGGTGTCGTAGAGAAGACGTCCGTCGACGAGGTCGTCGAACACGGAAGGCAGGACACCCCCCGCGCCGCGGATGCGTCGCAGCCTGTCAACGGTGCAACCCTGTCCCGCCGCGATCGGCGCGAGGAGTCCCCGCGGAGTCGTCGTCTTGGTCATACCCGAAGGGGCGGCGTTCGCGAACGACGGCTGCATCGCGCGCAACCGCACCACTGATTCCTTGTCTATGTAGAACGACCAAAAGTGGTCGCGCTCGCGTCGCGCAGCGACGAACTGCTGCTCCAACGCCTCTTGTTTGTACGCTTGTACGAAACCGATCTCGGATGCGAACTTCTCCTTCGAGGCCCGACCGATGATCCGCACCGTGTATTTGGGCCCCTTATCCTCGCCACTGAGCATCGCGCGTCCTTCGAGGACCGACACGTAATACCCCAGCGACGTCAGGAGAACACGGAGCTCCCGCGCGAGGCGCGCTGAGATGGTGCACGCTTCGAGCTGCGGAGAGACATCGCCATCCCCCGAGAAGTACCCTCGGAGGAACCGCAGGATGCTCCTGCGATCACTGGCGAGGATCGCCGGAGGGACGCTGTGGTCATAGCTCTTGCGGTTCTGAAAGAAGTCCTCCGGGATCGCCGGTGCAAACTTCACACGCACTCGGCTGCGCCCGGCACTCTCGATAACGTCGGCGCGCCAACCGCCTTCCTTCACCGCACGCGCGGCTAGCTCTCGAACGTACGACACTTCATCAGGGTGTAAGTCCAGAGTCGCAACGTTCCTCGACGATCGATGACCCTCGGCGACGTACCACCCGCAGAACTCCGCGACGGAGTCAGGCAACCGATCGTGGCCGAAGACCGTAGCCGGCACCTGGAGTAGACAGTCGCCTTCCTGAAGCTCGTCGAGACGACGCCATTCGACATCCAGACCTGCGAGCACGCGGACTCGATGATTCGGCCTCCCCTCAAACACATGCCCGTGCCGCGTCCGAAGCTTGACGGTCTCAGTCATCCCCTCGAAGTGAACGTCTGAAACCTTGCGCAAACCGGTCTCAGTCTGCACAATCGAGTCAGGCTTCAACTGCACTATGTCTTCTATGCGATCAAAACCGGTGTTTGTCGGTATGAGTGTTTCAGAACTGACGCATTTTCCCCAGCCGATCGAACCGGACAGGATCAACTCGAAGATCTGCGACCCAGGCGCAAAAATCTGGTGTAGGTCCTCGCGCAAACGTGGGTGGAGATCACCGCACACACGCCCCAGATACGCATCTGACTCGAGAAATTCGTCGATCCCAACGGGCCGCTCGTCGTAGTCCAGCTCCCACAAAACCTCGTGGATCGCCTCACCATCACCCGCGATCGCATCCATCAACCATTCCACGACAATGCGCCGCTCGTGCTCGGACAACGCATCGAACACGTGCCTGCGCTTCTCGACGGCTTCCATGGCAATACGCTCAAAGAGCCGTTGATGGCGCAGCCGAAGAGAAGCGTCCGGCGGGACAACCACCGAAGCGGACGCCCGACGACGAGCGTCAGGTGGAGCCTTTTCGACGCGGCGCACGCTTCGGCTCCTGATATCCCAACTCACGCAGCAAACGTGCCCGAGCCTCAGGCACGATGTCGCGGAGCAACTCGACCGCAGTGCGCATGCGTTCTCGAGACAGAGCTTTCTGCTCCTCATTGTGCTCGGGATCATGCTCGATGGTGCACCGAACGACCGCCTGTCCAGGCATCACAGGTACGCCGCCAGCGTAACGTGGCTCGTCCTCCCGGAGCTGCTCCAGAACGGCGGTCGCGGCACGCACCTGGATCGGTGTTGTGCCCAGGCGCGTAAGCATTGGCCGACCATCCGCGTCGAGAAGGATTGCCCCCGTAGACGCATCACGTG